GCGCTTCCTGAAGGATCTGCTGAACCGTCTGGACAAGGTCATCGCAAAGGGCGTTAACGTCGTACTGCTGGCACACGCTGCCATGCGGAAACTTGAATCACCGGAAGCCCCGCCGTTCGATCGGTGGGAACTGAAGGTCTCCAAAAAAGTGGCGCCGGTCATTAAAGAATGGGCTGACATCCTGCTGTTCATGAACTACGACGTCATGGTCGTTGAGGAGAACGGCAAGAACAAAGCCAAAGGCAAAGCGAAACGAAAGATGCACGCAAACCACAAACCGACCTATGACGCAAAGAACAGGTATGGTCTTCCGGATGACATGGATCTGAGTTTCGAACCGCTCAGGGCGATCTATGAAGGGACTGTCCCGAAGCGTAAAGAGAAGACACAGCTGAATGTAGACACGCCGACAGACCTCGGCACAGAACCGGCAGAAGAGGACGTCAGAGACGTTCTGGCGCGCCGTTTGGAGCAGAACGGAGTAACTGTCGAGGAAGCAGAACAGTGGCTCACAGCGACTCACAGACTGGCTGAGGGCGGTCATCTCATGGATCTGTCCGGAACACAGGCAAAGTCAATGGTCGACAATATCAAAGCACTCGTTAAATACATAAAGGAGAAGAAAGACGTATGAAATTCGACAGAAACGCAATAGCGAACAATGACACATCCGACAGAGAAGTTCTGCCGGCAGGCACATACAGATTCAAAGTGGAGTCCGCCATCCGGAAACAGTCCAAGAAAGGCGGAATGATGTGGGAACTTCAACTCTCGTTCCCGGATCAGCCGAATGCAAAATGGGTCTACGATTACCTGAAAGAAGATGAGAAGAACCTGTGGAAGTTCGCACAGTTCTTCGACTCGATCGGATCTTGTGACGATGACACGGATGCCGTTAAGTACGCATACGGCGAAGAAGGCCGTGTCACCCTGGTCATTGAGAGATCCGAAGAATACGGCGACAAGAACAAGGTCAAGAGGTATGTGGCAATAAAGAAAGAAGAGAAGAAGCCTGAGCAGCCCGAGCTGACCAGCGAGGATCTTCCGTTCTGAGGCCGATATGCGTTACATCTGCGCAATCGATCCGGGAAACATCGAAAGTGCCTATGTGCTGATGGACGAGGGGCTGTGCCCCTTGTCTTTCGGCAAACAGGCAAACGAACTTATGTACGCAGCGATGATTGACTCGTTGCAACGCCTTACACCGTACGACACCATCGAGTTCGCCGTTGAGATGATCGCGAGTTATGGAATGCCGGTCGGCAGAGACGTGTTTGAAACTTGTGTGTGGATTGGACAACTGAAGGAACGTCTCCGCAATTATGACGTGTCGTATGTGTACAGGAAGGACGAAAAAATGGTCTTGTGCCATTCTTCCCAGGCTAACGACGCAACGATCCGGCAGGCGTTGGTCGACCGTTTCGCGTGCGGAGAACCGAACTACGGCAAAGGCACGAAGAAAAACCCAGGATGGTTCTACGGCTTCCGGGCGGACATCTGGCAGGCGTACGCCGTCGGAGTGACCTATCACGATATGAGTTAGAGGAGGGACGGTTATGAGCGCAATATTAAACGCTGCGCTTGAATATGCAGAACACGGGTTCTCTGTCTTTCCTGCAAGAAGATCTGACAAGGCTCCGCTGACACAGCACGGGCTGAAGGACGCTTCCAAAGACCCGGAACAGATCCGGCAGTGGTGGAAGATGTTCCCGGACGCGAATGTCGCGATTGCCCTGGGCAAACCATCCGGCGACGTGTTCGCCCTGGACATCGACGTCAAAGCCGACAAACGGGGAGATGAGCTGATCCGGATGTGGCAGGCGGTCCATGGAGATTTCCCGAACACGGTCACGGCGGTGACCGGATCGGGCGGAATGCATCTGTACTTCAGATTGCCAGGCATCGAGCGATATAAGAACAAAGTCGAGGCGATCGAAGGTGTAGATATTCGGGGCGACGGCGCGTATGTCGTCGCTCCGCCCTCCATTTATGAAGACGGGCGCACATATTCATGGGAAAACGGCATCAGTATCATCGATGACGAGATCGCTGACGCAAACCAGTCCGTTATTGAACTGCTCGAACTGAATCGGAAAGACGTAGAACCGGAGCGAAAGCCGGCTCAGAAGACTTCCGTAAGGGACGTTCGGGAAGGGCAGAGAAACGACACGGTCTTCCGGTATGCATCTGCCCAGCGCGGGCAGGACGTTCCGATCGAAGTGACCATGACCGCCGCCAGAGAACTGAACAGCCAATGGCCAGAGCCTCTCTCAGAACATGAACTGCGTAAAACAGTCGAATCCGCATACCGGTATGAACCGAATGAGACGACGATCTACGGTGAAGCGTCTCAGCAGGAGCCGAGTGAAGAAGAGCTTGAAGCGCCGACGGTTGACGAATTCGATGAAGAGGAAGTCGAATGGATCATCCCTGGATGGCTGCCGCGAGGGCAGATCACGATGCTTTGCGGAACCGGTGGAACCGGAAAGACATCACTGTGGGTGTCGCTGATTGCATCGTTATCCAGCGGAGAACGATCCATATTCAATGGGACAGATCCGTATGTAGTGAAGCGAGAATCGATGAAGATCCTGTTTTTCTCCGCAGAAGACACGGTCGAGAACGTGATCAAGAAGAAACTGAGAGCAGCCGGCGCGAACATGAAAAACATACGGACCGTGTCACTGACTTCAAAGAACTTCGAGAAGATCCATTTCGGGTCAAAGTATCTGGAAGGGCTCTTCAGGAAATATCGGCCGGATCTGTGCGTTTTCGATCCAATTCAGAACTTCGTCGGCAGCCGGATCAAGATGTCGGACAGGAATGCTATACGGCAGAACATGAGGACGCTGATCGAATGGGGAAGCCTGTACGGAACGGCATCTCTGGTCGTCATGCACACGAACAAACTGTCGAACGTCTGGGGAAGGCAGAGGATGGCTGATTCCGCTGACCTGTGGGACATCGCCAGATGTGTGTGGATGGTCGGAGACGCAGACAGTGGTGGGATGAAATACCTGAGCCATGAAAAAAGCAATTATGGGCAGACATGCAGAACGATGCTGTTTCAGAACAGCGGAGGATTGCCCAGATTCTATTCATGGTCAGAAAAGAAAGACAGAGACTTTGTGCTTGAGGCTTCTAAGCAGAAGAATGCGCACGAAAAAGGTGACACGCTGCAGGATGTCTGCAATGCTATTCTGTCAGAGCTGGCGGAGTGCGAAAAAGGCATGGTTGCGTCCGATCTTGATTCGCTCATGATCGACCTTGGATACAAAAAGTGGCAAGTCAAAAAAGCGAAGACAGAACTGAAGAACAGCAGGCTGATAAAGTACGAAAAGCCTGTCGAAATGGGTGGCAACTGGATCATAAAAATAGTCAAATAACCTGTCCACTGTAATTTATCGACAGACTTATAAAAAATGCTTAAAAAGCCCTAAAAATAAAGTCTGATGAAAATTGACAGACTTACTACTTTTCGACAGACTAGTCTGTCAATCATCGACAGACTTATAAAGTCCTTTAAATAAAGGCTTTTCGTAAGTCTGTCGAAAAATACAGAGTATACAGGAGAATTTAAATGGAAAAACACAGCGTAGGGCGGCTGACTGTAGAAGCAAAACAGCTGGAACGTCTGGAACATTACCCTCAGGACCGCATCCCGTTCCTGAGGAACTCGATGGCCGCGACGGAAGACAGTGCAGCCTTCAGAAAGTACAGATGGGGAGAGATTACCCTGGACGACCTGAGGCGGTCAGTCGCCAGAACGAACTGCCTGCCAATCGAGGCAGTGACAGATCTGAGATTAAACACAGAATTGGAGATCACAGGATGGATGAATTATTCGAAGAAATCAGAAGATACATCGCTGAAGCCAGCGAAGCGTGGGAGACCAAGATCAAATGCGTAAATATTTAGTGACATGTGACCGCTGCGGAAAGGATTGCGGCGAAAAAGGCTACAAGGTTGTCTTCGGCTACGAAAACGAGAACACTGCCGGCAGGATCGACAGCCCGGAGACAGACAAACTCGACTTCTGCATGGACTGCATGAAGCAGATCCAGCAGATGGTCGTAGACTTCGCTGCCGGAAAAGAAGCAGATCCGAAGCCGGCCCAGAAGGAGAAGAAGCAGCCGAAAATCGATAAGGGCAAGGTCAGAGCGCTGCGGAATGCCGGCTGGAAGGTAAAGGACATCGCCGGCGAAATGGGATGCAGCGCGCAGGCCGTGTACAGCGTTCTGAAGGAGAGCGGAGATGGCAGCGAAGCAGCTGAGCCTGTTCTGGCGTCCTGAGGAAGAGCGTCCGGCAATGGTAAAGACGGAAGTGCCGGAAAAGTCACCGACATCAGAGGAAGACTACATGATCGAACTGCTTCGGGCGGCTGACGAATGCGTGAAATGCCACGTGAAGCCGGTGTTCTATACAAGCCCGAACCATATCAGTATACAGGGGTACCGGTTCACCTATGTTGGCATGAAATGCCCGCTGTGCGGATTCAGCTGCGGCGGGCGGAGCGGCGAGGACATGTACACGGTCGAGCATTGGAACGACTGTAACAGGAAATTCAACCGGTGAGAGGAGAGAAGAATGAGCAAGGCGAAGTACACGCAGGGCAAACAGATCAAAACGATAAGCGAGTTTGATGAATGTTGTAGCCTTTGGTACAAATGGAACGGCAGGACAACGCACAGGGCAGCGCTTATGTCTTTGCAATACAGAACGCTTCTGAATGCGATCACAAACGGCAGGCTATACACAGCAGAAAGGAAAGATAATGCAGAAGTATGTGACGCTTAAAGAGCTGACTGAACATTTCGTGAAAAGCGCCCTTGAGGAAATCACGGTAAATGATGTACCGCTTGGTGAGGCGATTAACAGCGGAATGCTGATGCCTGTCATCAGATGCAAAGATTGCAAGAAGAACGGAACAAGCGACTGTGCAATGGGCTATTGGACGTATGCAGACAACGTGGTTTACATGAAAAAGAAATGGAACACAGAGTATGATTTTTGCTCAAGAGCGGAGAGGAAAGAATGAAAGAGTACATTGTCAGCGAAGATTCATATGCCTATGAAATGAGAAGGTACGATGAATTGAAGGAACTGATACGGTGCAAGGACTGCAAGTATTGGCAGAAACCATACGGATGGAACGGATGGTGTGATCATAATAGTTTTCTTGCAGAAGAAGATGATTACTGTTCGAAGGCAGAGAGGAGAGAAGAATGAAATTGAACGAGATACATGCAGATATTGAACGGTATTTTGCAGAAGATTGCTATTGCCCAAACGAAGTGTACTCGGTTGATGGGTTTTGTTATCAGCTGGTATACTGTGATGCTGATTGCAAGGTGGTAGGAACATATCCGAGCGGAAAAGAAGACGAAGAAATCACATTTGTTATCACAGCAAGCGGAAAAGAACATGATCATCCGATTCTGCTCAATATCTGGCACACATCCGAGAAAGTTACAGGAATGGAACGCTATGAATATTCTGAGGAAAATCTGAAGAATATCATCCGGTATTTTAAGGGAGAAATCAGCACTGTTCCGTTGACTGAAGCCGAGGATCTGAAGAAGAGTGTTGCTGAAATTCTGAGCATTTCCGATGGTTTGATTGTTTCGTGAGAGGAAAGAAAGATGAGCGACTTTGAGTGGCTTGGTGACAGAGCAATCCTCTACAAAGGGAGAGTGTGTCCGCTGACAGAACATGACGGATGGGAAGTGTGCAACGCTATGCGTAGGGTTGATGAAGAAGAAGCCAGGGAACGCAAGCGGTTGAAAGAGGAAATAAAGGCGGAACTGGATCATGACGGTTGCGCAAAGAGGAAAGAAGAATGAAAGAAAACGAGTATATTCAAGGCGACCCATACAAAAACGTAAAGGTTGCGTTAAAAAGACTGAAAGAAATTTACTGGAAAAACAATCTAACAACCGAAGATAGGCAGGAGTTTAACAAAGCGCAGGAAATCATAATATGTACGCTTGTTTTCGGCGGTTATGACATTGTGAGGAAAGAACAATGACCCGTCTTATAATCGGCTTCTGCTGCGGAACGATTGTATACAGAGCGATAAAAGACGGCAGACACCTCGACGGGATTCTCGCTCTTATCATATACGCGGTTTATGTGGCGGAAGAACTAGGAGGGTAATATGGTACGGTTGATTGATGGCGATGCGCTCAGAGACGCACTTGGAATCACAGGAACAAAAGAATCGTGCAAAGGATGTAAGTACAACAAACAATGGTTTGCTTGCAACACTGACGAAGCACCTCAATTCTCATATGTATGCGAGCAAATAGATGAACAGCCGACAGTAGATGCGATTCCTGTCGAATGGCTGACGGCAAAGATAAGCGAGCATAACAGTGATGGATTTGCGTGGATGTTTGAAGCAGTGAGGGACGTCTGGAGGAAAGAACATGAAACTGATTGACATACTGCATCTTGTCGATAAAGACGAAGTGCCATCTATGAAATTCGACAGCATCCACACCGATATATCAGATAGAGTCATGCTTTGCTTTGACGGAGACGATGCGACATTTGTCGAAGTGCCGTGTACGCATCCGATTCTGATTGCGTGGTATGACTGCGATGTTTATGCGATTGAGGGATATGACAACGGCATCAAGTGTTGGCTTAGATATGAAGAAGTAGCGAAGCAAATGCTTAATGACTGGTGGGAAAGGAACACAAGCTATGCGTTTGATTGATGAAATCATCTCGTTATGGGAGGCGAGGAAGAAATGAGCGATGAGTTTACAGTTACTCTGAATAATCCGCTGACAGAGGAACAGTGGGATATGATAAATGATGTTGATTTTGACCGCACTGACCGCATCACCTTCCACACAAAGCACGGCAAAGATGTTGAGTTTGCAAAGGTCAGACACGGAAAATGGTTTTATAAAGATGATGATATGGAATTCTATGACACATACACATGCTCGGAATGTGATTTCGAAATCACGGTAGATTCAGAGGAAAGATGCGACATGGGAGTGGTGATTGAGGATGTGTTGTACTGTCCGCACTGCGGTAGCAGAAACGTAGTAGAAACCTGGAACGTACCGGATTGGAGAAAGAAAGATGACGAGAGATGATCATCAGAAGATACTGAACATCGCCGATATGATTCAAGGCGAAATCAACCGGATGTGTGTGACAGGCGAAATCGCAGAACTCGACACGATGGCATTCCATGCCGAGGAGAACATAAAGCGACTGAGAGACATGCGGTACAGAGAACTGACAGGACAGGAGGGGAAATGACGAGACCGTTTATGCCGCATAAATATAAATCGCCTTGCTATGAATGCCAGAGAAGAGAAGTCGGCTGCCATGGCAGGTGTGATGATTACAAAGAATATGCGAAAAAAGAAGCGGAATACAAAAAGACACACAAAGTGAGATAATCAAAGCATGGTAGACGAATGGTGGATAGACGGCTGGATCTCAATCTGGCTGGACAGGCAGACGAAGGAGTACAATTCGGCGAAGAAGCACATAGACAGCCAAGGGAGGAGCGCGAGTGACAATAGAACAACTCAGGTCATTCAGAGGAATCCAGAGAGAGATGGAGCAGATTCAGAGAGAGATTGATCTCCTTTACTATCCGATCCGTTCGCCTCGATCTGGCGAGGAACGCAGTTCGACGCCGTCAGATCCGACCGCTTCGGCGGTGAACAAGATCATGAGACTCGAAGAGAGACTCTACCGGCTGCGCGAACAATTGGCGGACCAGCTCGAAGAGATAGAGCAGTGGCTGGAAACTCTTGATGATCACGAGCTAAGAGCGATCATCCGGGCACACTACCTGCTCGGTGATTCCTGGGCAAGATGCACACAGAGAGTGATGTCTTATGAATTCAGCGACTCAGCAAAGCATCGGGTCTATAGGTTCTTTGGACTAAAGTGACCCGAATGACCCGAAATAAACTGCTAATATGATAGTGATGAAAAAGAGCGTAATGGTTGGCGCTCTTTTTTTACGCGGCAAAATGAGAGCGGACTTTCGTATAAAAGCCGCGTGCGCGTAAGGTTTCTCCTTTCCTTCTGGGACACCGCTCTCATTTGAGGTGGATGTATGGCAGAGACGAACGTTATCGACATCTCATGGATGAATCCGGAACAACTCAGGACACATCTGCGCAAGATCTCAGAACTGACTTCCTGCCCGTGCATGCGATGTGCATCAGTGTGTGACTCGGTGCAGTCTGTCGAGAACTGCGACGCTTATCATCTGTGGTACTGGCAGATGCTCCGGAAGAGGAAGAAACATGAAACAATGGGCTGAGACATTCTACAAATCGGCAGCATGGAAGCAGACACGCACAGCGATCATGGCGCGAGACAGATGCCTGTGCCAGGATTGTCTGGGCAAGGGCTTGGTCGTGCCGGCCGAGGAGGTGCATCACATCATCGAGCTGACACCGGAGAACATCAACGATCCAAGCATCACATTAAACGAGAAGAATCTGATCTCTCTATGCAGAGAATGTCACAGGCAGAGACATGGATCGAGACGGCGGAGATATTTCGTCGATGAGTTCGGACGGGTGCACACCGAATAGCCCCCCCGGGGTCTGAAACCGGCACGCACAGCGCGGGACCGATGCCCCAAGTCTTCTTTTTGAGATAGCGACCTAAACAGGCAGGAGTAAACAGGAATATGGCGAAGTACACCGACTATATCTTGAAATACTATCAGCAGATCGAGGATGGCCGGATTACTGTCGGAAAATGGGTCAGATTGGCGTATGAGATGATCATTGACGGCATCGAGAAGAAGCGTTTCTCGCACGACCTGAAGAAATCCAACCACGCAGTCAGCTGGATCGAGAAGCACTGCTTCCATACGGAAGGCAGATTGGCCCCGAATCCGCTGAAACTCGAACTTTGGGAGAAGGCGTTCATCTCGGTCATGTTCGGGATCGTCAACGAAGAGGGCGACCCGGCATTTAACGAGCTTTTTCTTGTTGTGGCGCGAAAGAACGGCAAGTCTCTGCTCGGATCTGCGATTTGCCGGTACAAATGGATAAACGGCGGATTCGGCGCCAGAGTCTACAATGTTGCCCCAAAACTTGACCAGGCTGACATCGTCTACGGCAATGTCTGGACGATGACCACCTTAGATCCGGAATGGCAGGAGAAAGAACGGCTGCGGAAAGAGCGTGACGCACACAAGCGCAAAATCAATGAGGAAGACCCGACGCAGGAGAAGCATCGCATGGGAGATCTTTATCTGCCGGCGACGACTTCGACGATGAAGAAGATTGCATTCTCTGCAAAGAAATCAGACGGATTCAATCCGTCTTTGTTTTTGCTCGACGAGGTTTCTTCCTGGGAAGGCGACAAAGGTCTGAAACAGTATGAAGTCATCACATCAGCTTTCGGTGCCCGTCCGGATGCACAGGCGCTGTCGATAACCACATCCGGATACATCAACGACTCTGTGTTTGATGAACTGATGAAGCGTTCAACGAGTCTGCTGCTGGGCAACTCGAAAGTAACGAATCTGTTTCCGTGTCTTTACATGATCGATGACGAGGACAAGTGGAACGATATCGAGGAACTGAAGAAGTCGAATCCTAACCTGGGCGTTTCTATTCGCGTAAAGTTCCTGCTGAACGAGATTGCCAAAGCCGAAGAATCTCTGTCGAAGATGGCGGAGTTCAAAACAAAGTACTGCTGCATAAAGCAAAACTCTTCGCAGGCTCTGTTCGACACGAAGACCATCAACAAGTGTGCCGGTGAACATCTGGATCTGAATGACTTCCGGGGATGCTACTGCGTCGGCGGTATCGACCTGTCGCGCACGACCGATCTGACAGCCTGCTGCGTGGTCATTGAGAAGAATGGCGAACTGTATGTCATTTCGAAGTTCTTCCTGCCTTCCGAGCGTATTGACGAGGCAACAGCGAAGGATGGTGTTCCATACCGGGCTTACATCCAGCGTGGTCTGCTGCAGCCTTCCGGAGATAACTTCGTTGATTACAACGACTGCTTTAATTGGTACAAGGCTTTGCTATCGGACTACGAAATCATGCCGTTGAAGGTCGGCTATGACCGGTACAATTCGCAGTATCTTACGCAGGACATGCGGAACTACGGCTTTCATATGGATGACGTATTCCAGGGCTTCAACCTGTCCGGAGTAATTGATGAGCTGTTTGGACTGATGAAGGACGGCAAAGTTCATATCGGAGACAACGATCTGCTGAAGATGCATCTGCTGGACTCGGCAGTGAAGATAGATTCAGAATCACAGCGCAAGAGGCTGATCAAGGTCTCTGCCAACGTGCATATCGATGGAGTCGCGTCCCTTCTGGACGCAATGACCGTCAGACAGAAGTGGTATTCAGAGATTGGCGGTCAGTTAAAGAATGAGAGGTCATGATGGGACTGTTTGATTTCATTTTTAAAAAGCCGAATGTGGACCGGGCGAACCGCAATGACGGCTACTTCAAAACCTTAACGGCCTACCGCCCACATTTCACAACATGGAACGGTGAACTGTATGAGTCGGAGCTTGTCCGATCGGCGATAGATGCCAGGGCACGGCACATCTCGAAACTGAGAGTCGAGATCATCGGCAACGCGCAGCCGACGCTTCAGACAAAACTGAAACTGAAGCCGAACAATTGGCAAACGTGGGGACAGTTTCTATACCGGACTTCGACCATTCTGGACATGCACAACTCATGCGTCATTGTTCCGGTTTATGATTCCCTGATGAATCCGGTCGGATACTATCCGGTACTGCCGACGAAGTGCGAAATCGTGCAGTCTGATGGCATTCCGTTCCTTAGGTTTGAATTCACAAAGGGCCAGAGGGCTTCGACGTATCTCGAAGAATGCGCGATCCTCACAAAATTTCAGTACAAAAGTGATTTCTTTGGGGAAAGCAACGGAGCACTGGATTCCACAATGGACATGATCCACATGGACAAACAGGCGGTAGATGAGGCAATCAAGAATGGTGCCTCATTCCGGTTCTATGCGAAGCTGAACAACTTCTCATCTGCGGAGGATCTGAAGAAAGAACGCATCCGGTTCTCAGAAGCGAATCTGAAGACATCCGAAGGCGGTGGTCTGCTGCTGTTTCCGAACACCTATGCAGACATCAAGGAACTGACGAATCAGTCTTATACGGTTCCGGAAGCGGAATTGAGAGAGATCCGGACGAATGTCTATAACTACTTCGCAGTGAATGAGGATGTGCTGCAGTCCAAAGCCTATGGCGACGCATGGTCTGCCTTTTATGAATCGGCGGTCGAACCATTCGCCATTCAGTTCTCGGAGACGATGACATCGGCAATCTTTACAGACAAGGAAAGAGCGTATGGGAACATGCTGATGGCGACTGCGAACCGGCTGCAGTACATGACAACCACAGAGAAACTGAATGTTTCCTCGCAGATGGCCGATCGGGGAATCATGAACAGAGACGAGATCCGCGAGATCTGGAATCTTCCGCCGCTGCCGAATGGACAGGGGCAGGCGTACACGATCCGCGGTGAATATTATCTGATGAACGAAGACGGAACGTTCACAAAGGAAGGAGTCACAGATGGCAATCAGGGATAACAGAGAATACAGAAATGCCGGCACGATCGAGAAGCGTGACGCAGATGACCAGCTGTTCTTCGCCGGCTATGCATCTACGTTCGAACCGTATCTGCTTTTTACTGACGGCGACATGGAGTTCTATGAGGAAATCGATAGGAATGCATTTGCCAACACAGATATGACTGATGTGGTTTTCCTCAGAGACCACACAGGAAGCGTCCTGGCGCGCACAAAGAATGGCGCGATTGAACTATCGGTCGATGCTCACGGGCTTTATACGGTCACGGATTTGAGTCGTACAGAGCGTGCCAGAGAGATGGCTGAGGACATTGTTGCCGGCAACTACACACAGATGTCGTTCTCGTTCATCGTCGGAGACGACACATATATCGAGAACGGCAACCGGATCACCCGGCACATCAATTCAATAACTAAACTATTTGACATTTCAGCAGTGGCATTCCCGGCAAATCCGGGGACAGACATCGGCTTGTCATACCGGTCTCTTTTCGACGGAGTGATCGAGAAGAGGGAAGCGGAGAGACTGAAATCCGAGATGATGGCCAAAGCAAAAGCCCGGCTGAAATTGAGGCTGAAACTGGAGGAAAACCATGGAAATTAAGGAAATGAACATGGAACAGGTCGAGGCTCGCATGGATGAGATTCGCGGTCTTATTGACAGCGAAGACGCAGACATCGACGCGCTGACCGCAGAGACAGATGCTCTGATCGAACAGAGAAATCTGCTCATCAAGAAGGCGGACGAAAAGAGAAGTCTGCTGGATAAGGTTGCCAAGAGCAACATCGAACCAATCGCAAAAGTTGAGGAGAAAAAGGAAATGGAAGAAGTAATCGAAACAAGAAAAGCAGAAATGCTTGACGCTCTTGCTGAATACATCAAGGGCAACGCAACACCGGAGCAGCGCTCTCTGCTCACCACAAACGCAACAAACGGACAGGTCAAAGTTTCCGACATCGTTGATGATTTCATCTGGACTGACTGGGAAAAGTCTGACATCCTGTCCCGTATCCGTAAGGTCTATGTCCAGGGCAACTATTCCGTCGGCTACGAAGCATCTGCAACGCCGGCGACAAAGCACGTTGAAGGCGATGACAGCACACTGCCGACAGAAGAAGTCCTGACGCTGAACTACATTGAATTCGTTGCGCAGTACTACAAGAAGTGGATCACTGTTTCCGATAGCGTCCTGGCACTGAAGGGCGAAGCGTTCATGCGTTATCTGATGGACGAATTCGGACATCAGCTTGCAATGGCTCTTGAAAAGGCAGTCATCACGGAGATCCAGACATCCACGCTGACTGCAAAGGTCACAGGTGCGATCGACAACACGGCAGTCATGAAGGCGTTCGCGGTCCTGTCTGATGAAGCAGCCAATCCGGTTGTCATCATCAACAAGACAAACTATGCAGCAATCATGAATGCCCGTGCTACCACAGGCGCAAAGATCGAAGATCCGTTCAATGGTTTCACAGTCCTGTTCAACAGCAATGTCACAGGCCTGCTCCTGGGCGATCTCGACGGTGTTGTTGCGAACTTCCCGGAAGGCGAAGACTTCAAGTTCATCATCGATGACAAGTCTCTCGCTGAGAAGGACATGGTCAAGATCGTCGGCAAAATCCTCGCCGACATCCACCTCGTCCGTCCGAACGGCTTTGCCTCTGTCACGGCTGCATGATGAAGGCCCGTGTGCTTAAAGACGCAACTCTCGAGGTCAAAGCGGGCCAGGTGGTGGAACTGTCAGAAGAACAGTTCGCCCTTGCCGAGAAGCTCGGACTTGTTGAGTTCGTCCCGGAAGCAAAAACAACAAAGAAGAAGTCTGCAAAATAGGCTTCTTCTTTTTTCCTTGTGAGGTGAGCAAATGGACGCTTTAGGAAAAATCAAACTCGCAATGCGGATAACTACAGACGCGTTCGATGAAGAACTGACGGATCTGATGAACGCCGGTCTTGCCGATCTCGGTATTGCCGGTGTCAACGGAACCCAAGCGCTGATTACAGATCCGCTTGTGAGAACGGCGGTTATTACCTACTGCAAACTGCGCTTCGGCTCACCCGACGAGTATGACCGGTTAAAAGCGGCATACGATGAGCAGAAAGCGCAGCTGAGCACGGCGACCAATTACACGGTCTGGAGTGTCCAGAATGGACAGATCTGAGGTCGTCGCGCTGATCGCGCAGACATATGAGCAGAACGAATACGGAGTCCTTGAGTCTCACGAAACGCAGCGGAACATCTTTGTACAGGTCACATCGGTGACCGGCACGGAATGGTTCGAAGGCGGACGGAACGGACTCAATCCGGAATTGCGGTTCATTGCGTTTGCGCCGGATTACCAGGACGAAAAGATCCTGGAATATAACGGGAACAGGTACACCATATACAGAACTTACATCGGCAGGAATGACACCATTGAACTTTACACCGAAAGGCGAAAGGGCAATGAGTAGAACAATCGGTGTGAACGACCTGCGGAGCGCCGTAGATGAGATCCTGTCTGACTATCAGACAGAAGTCTCCGAAGCAACAGCGCAGGCAGTCGAAGAAACTGCGGACGATGCGAAGAAGAAACTCCGGTCTGCCGGCAGTTTCAAAGGCACGAAGTACCGCCAAGGATGGAAAGTTCAGCTGAAGAAGCACCGGCTTTACACCGAAGCGACAGTTTACAATGCAAAGCAGCCCGGTCTGACACATCTTCTGGAGTTTGGCCACGCGCTTTCCAGAGGCGGACGGAAGATCGGCGATGTCCGTGCGTTTGAACATATCGCCCCGGTAAACAATGCCGTACCGGATGATTTTGAGACGAATTTAAAGGAGGCAATCGGATGACATTTGAAGAAGTGAAACAGATTCTGAGTGAAACCGGATTGCCGTTCACTTATTACTCATATCCGATCGGTGAGGTGCCGAATCTGCCGTATATGGTGTTTTATTACCCGAACACAGAGAACTTCGGGGCTGATGATGTGGTCTATGCACACATTTCAGCGCTGAATGTCGAACTGTATACCAAGAACAAAGACTTCCAGACAGAACGGGCGGTCGAATCCGTGTTCGAAAACCATGGGCTGTTCTGGGATAAATCTGAATCTTATTTGGATTCAGAACACATGTATGAAGTTTTGTACGAAATGGAGATAAACATAAATGGCTAATAAGATTAAGTACGGTCTTAGCAACGTTTATTATGCAGTCATCACATACGGTGAGAACGGTGCGGAATCCTATGGAACGCCTGTTGCGATGCCGGGCGCGGTCAATATGACGCTGTCACCGGAAGGCGAAACAAATCCGTTCTATGCGGATAACATCACCTACTGGACATCGACAACGAACAACGGCTACACAGGCACTCTCGAACTCGCGCTTGTGCCGGACGCATTCAAGACTGATGTGCTGGGCGAAACCGCTGACACTGCAGGAGTCCTGTTTGAAAAAGCGGATACTCCGACAAAGGAATTTGCGCTGCTCTTCCAGTTTGAAGGCGATGACAAGGCAACGAAGCACGCAATGTACAGATGCGTTGCGACAAGACCTGAGGTTTCGTCCTCGACTAAGGAAGCAGGCATCACACCTGTTACTGAAAAACTGAATATCACAGCAATGGCAAGAATCTCTGACCATGTTGTTAAGTCCGAATGCAAGTCTGAATCGAGTGCTTATGCAACGTGGTTCGATGGAGTTTATCTGCCGGCATAAGGAGAGAACATGGAAAAGACAATCGAAATCGATGGGAAAAACGTTAAATTCAAAGCCACAGGAGCAACGATCCGCCTCTATAGGCAGATGTTCCAGAGAGATATCCTTGCCGATATGGAGCATGTCAGATTAGCGACACAGGGCGAAACCATGTCCGCAGACGCTCTGAACATGTTTGAGAACATGGCTTATATCATGGCAAAACAGGCAGACCCGACCATTCCCGACACTGCGGATGACTGGTTAGACGGTTTCGATATGTTCTCTATCTATAAGATTCTTCCGCAGATTGTTGAACTGTGGGGAATCTCTAATGTGACTCTTTCGAATAGCAAAAAAAAAGCAACAGCAAAACGAGCAGACCATTGACAACAGGTCTGTTTCTTTTGCGTTGTGTTCAGATGGGAATTCCGATGTCCGACCTGGATCTGTTGGACATCGGGATGATCCTGGACATGATGATTGAAAGCGGAAATGATGACGCTGATTATGAACGGACAGCCACACAGGCTGACTTTGACAGATTCTAGGAGGTTGTATGGCTAGCAGGATTAAAGGTATTACTATCGAGATTGATGGCAATACAACTAAACTGACGGATTCGCTGAAGAAAGTCGATTCGTCATTAAAAGACACACAGTCTCAATTAAAAGATGTAAACAAACTGCTGAAGTTAGATCCGGGAAATGTTGACCTGCTCAGGCAGAAACAGGACCTGCTGACTAAGGCGGTTAAAGATACAAAGACAAGACAGGAAGAGCTGAAGAAGGCTCTTGAAGACGCAAAGAATGCCGGATCTACGGAAGAAGCGCAGAGGCAACAAGATCTGCTGCAAAGAGAACTTGCCGAGACAAGTCATTCTCTTGAAGATTATGAGAAGCAGTTACGGAACTGCAACCCGGCACTTGAATCATTCAGCACAAAAGCAGGTGAGATTGCCGAGAAGACACAGAAACTGTCGGCTGGAGCCGGTATCGCAGCCGGTGGAATGATTGCAATGGCCGGCAAAGCAGCAGCGACAGCGGATGACCTGCTGACCATGTCTAATGTCACAGGGTTCACGGTCGAAGAACTGCAGAAGATGCAGTATGCGTCAAGTTTCATCGATGTATCGATGGAGACCATGACCGGATCTATCACGAAACTGACCAAGAACATGGAGTCCGGAAACGCCGCGTTTGATACCCTGGGCATCTCTGTCACGAATGCAGACGGCACGATGAGAAGTGCGACTGAAGTTTGGTATGAGACTATCGCCGCTCTCGGACAGGTCGGAAACGAGACGGAACGTGACCAGCTATCGATGGATCTGTTTGGCAAATCCGCCATGGAGATGGCTGGTGTTGTCGATGACGGCGGGCAGGCTCTCAAAGATTTAGGAGCGGACGCAGAAGCAACGGGCAACATCCTGAGCGGAGATGCAGTGGCGGATGCGGTCGCATTCAATGACCAGATAGACGAGTTAAAGGGCAAGGCAGAACAGGCATTCTTCAGTGCCGGCGCTGCGCTTGCGACCGAGTTAATCCCGGCACTGGAGAAGCTCGTTGATGTGGTGACAAGCGTTCTGTCGTGGTTCGGAAACCTTGACGGCGGAACACAGGCTTTTATTTTGACAGTACTCGGCTTGGTGGCTGCGATCAGCCCGATCGCCGGTATCATCTCGACCATCACAGGATTGGCAACGGCGTTGAACGTTGCGATGCTGCCGATGATAGGAACTATCGCTCTGATTGTCGCCGGAATCGCAGCGGCGGTGGCGATCGGCGTGGCGCTGTATCAGAATTGGGATACCATCAAAGCGAAATCCGGTGAGCTGTGGGATGCAATCAAGCAGAAATTTGAAGGCATCAAGAACACGATTTCCGAGAAGATCGAGGCTGCGAAAGAGAAAGTCCGTTCGGCTATCGATGCAATCAAAGGCTTCTTCAATTTCTCATGGAAACTGCCAGATCTGAAGATGCCACACTTCAGCATTCAGGGCAGTTTTTCTCTGAAACCGCCCAGTGTACCGCACATCGATGTGCAGTGGTATGACAAAGCCATGGAACAGGGCATCATGCTGAACGGTGCAACGATATTCGGAGCGATGAACGGCAAACTTCTCGGAGGCGGTGAAGCCGGGTCAGAGATGATCATTGGCACAGATGCGCTGATTAAAGCGATGAGAAGCGCACAGCCACAGCGGAATATTGTCATCAATGCAACATTCAACGGCGATGTGGACAGCAGTGACAGAGTGCGTCAGATTGCCGAGAAACTTGCTGAGTTCACAGCGCGGAATGACGAGGTGTTCGGATGAATACATTGATTTTTAACGGAAGAAATCTGGCCGACTTCGGCGTTTTCGTCGACCATAGCCGTACGTTTCCTGTACCGGAACGAGATGTCGAGTTCTTCGATGTTCCGGGCAGAAACGGCATTCTTTCTTTTGACAATGGCCGATTTACAGATATCGATATAGTTTTCCCGTGCTTTATCCGGGAGAACTTCGTCACCAATTACAGAAATCTCGAGGAGTATCTACAAACATGTAGAGGATTCTGCCGGCTTGAAACATCGGCGGAATCTTCTCATTTCCGCAAAGGTGCGCTTGTGGGCGGAATCCAGCCGAGAACAACAGCCTTCAACAACGGCGGATTCTTTGACTTGCAGTTCAGATGCCACCCACAGAGGTGGCTGAAAAGCGGTGAAACAGCCGTTTCATTCACAGCGAACGGAACTATCACCAATCCAACGTTGTTTGCCTCAAAGCCTCTTTTGAGGGTCTACGGCAAAGGTGCGTTCGTTGTGGGCAACACGCAGATTACTATCTCGGATTTCGACACATACACGGATATCAACTGCGACTTGATGGAGTGCTACAAAGGCGCAACAGACTGCTCTGAGTTTGTGACCATCTCCGGGAATGATTTCCCTGTGCTTCAGCCAGGTTCTAATCAAGTGCAGTTGGGCAGTGGCATCACCAAGATTGAAATCACGCCGAGGTGGTTTGCAATATGATTCCTATCCTGTATGCATGGACGGAGAAGAACTTCGTCACTGAAGGCTTGGGAAGGCTTGCCGAAATCACATCTATCACCGTCACAGAAGAACGGAACGGCACATATGAGTGCGAGTTTCAGTATCCCGTTGATGGCAAGATGTTCGGAAAGATTGCGCTCGGTAGCATCGTTTACACAACACACGATGAGACCGGGAATCCACAGCCGTTTCAGATTTATCGGAGAAGCGCACCGCTCAATGGGCTGGTTACATTCTATGCAGAGCATATCTCCTATCGGCTGAACAAGATTGTTGTGAGACCATTCACTGCGAGTTCCATCACGGAAGCTATCGGCAAAATCGTGCCGAATTCCATGAATACAAATGAGTTCACGTTCTGGACTGATAAATCCGTATCGTCTAAATTCACACTGAAGACTCCTAGAACCGTCCGGTCACTGCTGGGCGGAGAACAGGGGTCGCTATTAGATGTATACGGCAAAGGCGAATTCGAATGGGACAAGTTCAACGTTCGTCTCTATACCAATCGGGGCAGAGACACTAAAGCAACGATCCGGTATGGAAAGAACCTTACTTCGTTAAATCAGGACATCAAGAACAGCGGAAGATACAACGCTATCGCACCGTATTGGACTGATTCAGAAGGCAACACGGTCACGCTTCCGGAAGGATATATCGTTTTTGAGAGCGCAGTCATCGATGACCAAGCCTTAGTCAATGAAGGTGGCATTCATCTCATGGCGAACGGACAGGATCTGATGGCAACAGCCTTTACTGTCGAAGCGGCCCCTGTTGATTTCTCATCGGATTTTGAGGAAAAACCCACAGTTGAGCAGTTACGGGAGAGAGCCACAGCGTACATGCGTGACAACACACCATGGACGCTCACGGAAAACGTGAAAATCTCATTCGTGACTCTTTGGGAAACCGAGGAATACAAAGCAGTCGCACCGCTTGAAAGATGTTCCCTGTGTGATACGGTCAACGTTTACTACGAGAAGCTGAACATCACAGGACGGGCGAAAATCATTCGTACTGTCTACAATCCGCTTCTTGAACGCTATGTCGAGATGGAACTCGGTGAGCCGAAAAAATCCATCGGACAGGTCATTCAGCAGAAGGTGGTTTCTGAAATCGTTCAGCAAGTGCCGACCGTGTCGACCATGCAGTCAGCCATCGACGCAGCCACAAAACTGATTACAGGCGGATTCGGCGGATATGTCAGATGGACGTATTTATCTGACGGCACTCCTTCAGAGCTATTGTTCTTAGACACACCGGACATCGAGACGGCGGTCAATATCCTTCGTATCAATAAGAATGGCATCGGCTTCTCTAATGACGGTGGCAACACCTATCGCACCGCATGGACGCTCGATGGTCATTTCGTTGCGGACTATATCGACACCGGAACACTGAATGCAAATCTCTTGAAGGCTGGAATCATCATGGATGCCAAAGGGAAGAATTATTGGAACTTGCAGACAGGTGAGATTTCCATCTCATACGATCCCGGCGAGGGAGGCGAAGTCACTAGAGCAGACCTTGCCAGAGTCGAGCAGAACGCACAGAACTGGGCGAATGACGCAGAGCAGAATGCCAAGGACTACACCGATACAACATTGACAGGCTATGCGACTGAAGAATATGTGACCGGGTCAATCAACATCGCCAAAGAAGGAATCGAGACTGAATTCTCAGACACCTTCGCAACGAAAGCGGATACGGTCACTCAGCAGGTTCAGTATTACTATCAGTCAACATCCCCGACACAACTCTTCGGGGGGCAGTGGACAACCACAGCACCGACCTATAGAGATGGGATGTATATATGGACGAAACAGCGGTATTACAAGGGAACAGGCTCATATACAGAATCTGACCCGGTATGTATCACAGGTAATACAGGCGAAGACGGGCGCACAGGCGATGATGCACTGTATCTTTACATCACATCAAACGCTTCTACGATGACCGCGAAAGAGACACCGCAGAGCGTAACGCTGACAGGCTGTGTCGGCAAAGGTGACTCTGTGGATATAGATCCTAACGGCACGGTTTATCACTATGCATGGTATATGCAAAAGGATACGGAAAAAGAAGCGTTCTATGATTCCGGAAAGCGGATTCCGCTGACCATCAACGGCAATCTGTTTGAAGACAGAGCGCAGATGAGATTTACGCTTGTCGATGTTGATTTCTTCGAACTTGTAACGCATGACGGCACGGCAATCACGAATGCGTCCGGAACAGCAATAGAGGTGGGCTAATGATATATTCAGCACCGATAAATCTTGTAAGATACGATAACGGCAAGGTTGTCACGCTGACCGCCTCTGCCGGGGAATTCGTGTCTTATGACTACGATTTCGACAGACACACAGGAACATTTTTACCAAGCACGATAGAAATCACTGCCACCTATCAAGGAGACATCTCCTATGGTAAGTGGCAGTATTCGTCTAACGGCACGGACTGGTCAGATGTCACAGACTACACAGATGGAGTGACCGCAACGGCTAACAAACTGACGATTCAGTCATCTTCGTCATTGTTCGGAGAATCCAATACTTATATCAATTTCCGCTGTGTGGCGGATGACCCACAGTATGCGGATACCATCTCGATCGGGCGGATCGTTGACCCGGTAGTCATCTATCGGAAGGCATCTACGGAAATCAAGCAGAACAGCGATAAGATTGCGCTGATTGCGACTGCCGAGGAATTGAGTCAGTGGACTACCACAAGGACGATGGCAAAGCAGATGGCTGAAATCGATGTCAAAGCGGATGGCATCATGCAGACAGTGCAGGCAGATTATCAGACGAAGGACGCAATGGGCGATTATGTCCTGAGTACGAATCTGTCTAGTACCATCACGCAGACAGTCAACAATATCAATTTAGCTGTCGAGAACAAGTCGCTGGCAGACGCACTGAGCGATAAGGCATCCCGTTCTTATGTTGCTTCAGAGATTGACCAGGCAGTCGATGGTATCTCGGCGAATATTTGGGAGTCCTCTCAAGGTCAGAAGGTCTTGGCTGCGACTGCGAATCTTAACGCTGACGGTCTTCATGTCAGCACATCCGGTGACTCGTCAACATCGACTGTCACAGGTGCAGGCTTGGTTGTCACGAAGGAAGTATCCGGGTCAACGGTCACTGTTGCGGAGTTCACGAATGAACGAGTCTATACCAGAGACTTGAGCATCGCCGGGTATACGTCATTCGGTGCGCACCGTTGCGAAGGTATCAGCGGAAAAGAATGGGATGGCACATCGGTTGTAGGCACAGCATGGGCATGGGTAGGTAAAGTATCATGAGCAATATCAACGTAGGCACATCGTGGACAACGATATGCAATAACGACATTTCGTCAAACTATACGCTTGCCTATCAGATGTATCGTGGCACACAGGATGTTGCTAACAACAGGACATACGTCTACAGGCGAGTTCTTCTTATCGTCCACTATACAGGCGTTTCCGGTCCGGGCTGGGAAGCGTCCGGAACAGGCATGACCACATCTTCGCATCCGTCATCTACGGCTGATTTGTCAGTCGGTACGCATGTAGTGCTGACCGGAGAAGGATGGGCCAATCACAATAGCGATGGTTCATGGTCGCAGAACGTGTCCGGTGCTTATCGATACGGCTGGACAGGATCGTCATGGCAGTACGTTTGGGGAACAGGCACGAACACAGCCGTGCTTCCGTCACTGCCGAGAAATGCGACCATCGATACATTCAACAATTTCTATATCGAAGATGGCCTGACCATCACATATTCGAACAAAATCGCCGGGAAGACTCTGACATTCACCGTCAAGATGAATGACTTAAGCGATACGCTTGCATCACTTACTATCGCACAGGCAGCGGTCGGTTCTGAGACTATCAAGTTCACATTCACGGACGCTAATCTCACAAAGATTCGGACTGCACTCGGCAACAGCAAATCAGCGACTTTCACCGTCACTTTGGCAACGAGCGGAATCACTTCCACAAGCGTGGTCAAACCGACCGGAACACTGAAAGAATCAGAAAATGCTCCGACCATCGACACACCGACAGTCACAGAGGCTGCGCTCTCATCTCATGGTGTCGCAGCTCTTGAATTTGTGCGCTACATTGGCAAGAAGAAAGTGGTTGTCAATGTCACGCCAGCCACAGGCACATCGATTTCTACTGTGGTGCTGATAAACGGCACGGATCGTGTCAATTGTACGAAGTCAGGCAATACATGGACAGGCGCTACCGGAGGTCTGCTGGAGAACAAAATCACCATTTCAGCGACCGATGCCAGAGGATTCACGAAGACGGCAGTGGTCAATGCATCTTCGTGGAAAGCCTATGCATATCCTTCCGTGAATGAGGTGGCTTTCGACCGCAACAATGCGACTACAACGGCTGGCTATATCAGACCGAAAGGCACTTATTGGAATGGCAAAGCCGGGAACACTACCAATAATCTGACATGGACTTTCACACTGAACAGCGGTTCGGCATCATCTGCACAGAGTTCAACGAAATCCGGAGCCAATTGGAGCGGTGATTTTTCGATCACTGCCGGGTCTGCTTACGAACTAGTGCGGACGCAGACATACACGGTCAAAGTCACTGCAAAAGATAGTTTCGGACAGACGCAGAGCAAGTCTGAGTCGATAGGCACAGCCGTTCTAACGCTCTGGCTCGGCAAAGTCACAGCCATCGCTCCCTATCTTCTCGCAGAGCATGACGTAGGTATCGGCAAGGGCGGAGCGGTGACAGTCAAACTGAGCGAAGTGGCATCGGATGTTGCAACGCTGAAGGGCAAGGTTGTCAAAACGAAAGAGGTCTACAACGCTACGAAAGCACTCAGCACAAGCAACGGCAACGCCATAACCTTCAGCAAGCCTAGCGACTTTACGGCATCACTCGGTGTGCGCATACGGAGAGCATGGCCTCAGTCCACATGGGCAGACGGTGCGGTGGTCAGCATCTCAGCCGATGACACCTTCACAGGCACAATGTCTGTCACACTGACCACAACCCATGCGCAGTCCTATGCGCTCATTCTGGAATTGATTTATATCTGAGGAGGAAATTTTTATGGGTATTCAGATTCATGAACTTGCGACAAAATCGGGGAACTTGTCTTCCTCAGACTTTCTCGTCGTTGACAACGGGACGGTCACGGCGAAAATCGACTACACGAAACTTGCCAAGGCAATCGTCGAGCAGTACAACGGCAGTACCCTTGCCGGGTCAGCGCAGACGCTTCAGAATGCACTGAACGGGCTGAACACGAACACGGAAAATATGTACACAAAGACAGGTACTGTGATTTCTTCTGACGGCGAAGACCTTAACACATATTGGACAATGGGCAAATACTACTGTCAGTCATCCGCACGAGCGCAGACTTTGCAGAATTGTCCTACGGATGCAGGTTTTTCCCTTTATGTCATCAGAAGAACCACAGGCGGTGGAACGCAGTTGATTGAGGATAATGTCGGAGAGTTATACATCCGGTATAACAATACGAACGGTTCGACTACGGCATGGCAACCGTGGCGTAGCATCACAAAGAGCGATGCGTTAGAAGCGTCTTTTGCTAATTACGGGTGTAAGAACCTGCTGAGTCCGAAGAACGCTTCAGCCACTCACACAGTTAACGGCGTTACATTCACCATGAACGGAGACGGCAGTGTTAAGGTCAGCGGAACAGCAACAGCAGAAGCAATCTATACGCTCATTTCAAGCAGTGCTAAAGCGTTAGGCTTGGCAAGCGGACGGTATACGCTGAGCGGTGGTAGCAGTAACGTAACGATGCAGATTCAGTATAACGGCACATGGCTGAGCGACACAGGAAACGCACCGTCATTCACCTATAACAGCGCAAGCACTGCCAGTGACCTTGCACGGCTTATTGTAGGGAACGGGAAGACCGTTAACGAAACAATTTACCCCATGATTCGCAGTGCATCCATACCGGATGACACATATGTGCCGTATGCGTCGAACAATGCCAAATTGGATGCGACAGTCATTGCCATGAAAGGAACACTACCAAACGGCACGGATTTAGATAACGCTACAACTCCGGGTGTCTATCTGATAAGCGGTTCAAACTCGTACACTCACTGTCCTGCGGGTTATGGTATGCTCGAAGTCCTCAAAAGAGACTTACAGTCAAACATCACTTTGCAGAGGCTGACGAACAATGACGGCATATGGTTCAGATACTACGGCGGTTCTTCATGGATTGGCGGATGGAAGAAAGTCACGCATACAGCGGTTTAAACGAAAGAAAGGGTAAAACACAATGAAATCAGTACAGGACTTTATTCAGAGGTACATCGGCAGACGCATCGATGATGACTATTGCGCAAATGTGCAGTGCGTGGACGGATTTAGAATCGGGTGCAAATATTGGGGCTACCCGGCTTTACCCACCGTTACAGGATGGGCTGACGGCTATTGGTGGTACCGCACGTCACAGGGATGGTCGCAGTACTTCGAATTCGTTACCAATCCCAAAGCACTGCGTCCGGGTGATTGGTGCTTCTGGGCGTACGGAAGCAAGTCATGTCCTTCGTCTCATGTCAGCATGTTTGTAGGGTACACGAACACCCTCAAAACATCCGGTGAATTTTTCGGAGAGAATCAAGGCGGAAACGGCGGATTCACCAAAGGCGTTATCTCATTGGATATCTGCGGAGCCTTCAGACCGAAAGCACTGATAAACACAACCAAGACCACAGAATGGGTCACATCGCTGTACAAAAACATTCTGCACAGGACTCCGGACAGCGGAGGACTCACGGCATGGGTCAACTCGATCGAGAACGGGACACAGGCGAAGTCGGTAGTGGCTTCGTTTTTTAATAGCCGTGAGTATCTGAACAAAAAGACAAACGAAGAGCAGTTTATCACAGACTGCTATTCCGGATATTTGCAGAGGAAACCGGACAAATCCGGAACGGACCATTGGACAAAGACCTTTAACACAAAGGGCAAACAGGCAGTTCTGAATGGATTCGGAAATTCCAAGGAATTCAAGAAGATCCTCACGAAATACGGTCTGAGATAGGAGGGCGTTATGAAACTTTCAGACAAGCAGTACAACTTTCTCAAATGGTTTTGTCTCATCTGCCTGCCAGCCTGTGCCACGTTATATGGCTTACTGGCAGAAACATGGGGATTGCCTTACGGCGATCAGATCGTCACTACCATAAACGCTGTTGCGACATTCCTCGGCGTACTTATCGGAGTCTCGACCTACAACTATAACAAGGCGGACTCCGACCATGACTGACTTCACAATCTCATTCGGGCAGTTAGTCACCATCGCTGGCGGACTTGCAGCCATTGCGGTGGTCATCCGGTGGGTTGTCAAACCTTTCAAGACCATCGATGACCATGAGCGCAGAATCGGTCTGCTGGAAGGCAATCATGCTGAACAAAAGGAAATCGACACCTACATCACAAAGGCGTTGAATGCCATCGTTAATCATATGATCGATGGGAACGGCATCGACAAGCTGCGTGAAGTTCGTGACGAATTCCAGGACAAGATAATCTCAAAATAAATTAGCCTCGGTGTAACAGCCGAGGCTTTTTTGTTATACTAAGGACAAGTGCATAGTTCAATGGTAGAATGACGGTCTCCAAAACCGTGGATGGGAGTTCGATTCTCTCTGCTCTTGCCTATTTTGAGTTTTGATTTTGCATTTTGAGTTTTGATTTTGAATTTTGTATAATGATTTTGCTTATTTGAAGGATATTCGTATCCTTGGAGACGGGTGCTGACTCACCCGTTTTTTTATCTACTTCCAATCTGCCGGGAATTGCGTATACTAGTAATGGCTTTGTTGTGTATGTGTGTTCTCTTTGTGAAATGGCAACTCATTGCCTTCTGGCAGAAACGGCGTAATCGCCGTTTTTGCTTTCTGTGATACAAAAATGATACAAAAAGTATCAGAATCCATGGTTTTTTATGAGCGTTTATAAAGAAAAACGCCCATTTTTAGGCGTTTTACTGTGCTTATAGATGTCTATGAACTTATCTGTTGTAATGCGCATATACCGATAGATACTGCGTTTATGAAGGCTGTGATACATTTTTGATACGATTTTCCAACATTTCTACCATCTCATCATCGGCTTTCTCAAACAGATGTGAGTATGTGGTCAGCGTCTGCTGAACGGTTGAATGTCCTAAATAATGACTGACGGCGATGATGTTTGCTCCGGAGCCGATCATCGAAGTCGCAAAACTATGTCTCAAATCGTGAATGCGGATGGGCGGAACGCCTGACGCTTTTATATACCCATTAAACCGGGCGTACAACGTGGTATAAGGCACAGGGAAGACCAATTCATCATCTGAATCTAATCGACGCAGAATCGGCTCTAAATCGCCTTGTAGCGCATGCGGTAATTTGAGTACTCGGTCTGATGCTTCTGTCTTCGTGCCGTGCAGATGGACACAGCCGTCATGGAAGTCTGCTTTCCGCAGTGCCAGAGCTTCTGCCTTCCGGCATCCTGTGAAGTAATAAAACTCAAACAGCACCTTATAGAGCGGATGGTCTATGACGCTGAGAAAGCGTGAGAACTGATCGTCAGTCCATGTAGAGTACTGCCGTTTCTTGCCCTTCAGACGGCGGAGATGCTTTGCGTTGTCTTCGATGCCGTAGTTTTTTTCGCCGAAAGCATAGATGGATTTGACCACAGTGATGACCAGGTTGACCGTTCCTGGTTTCAAGCCTTCAGAACAGATGTCTGTATACCATTGCACTATCATCGGCTTGGTAATTTTGCCGACATCCATTTCATAGAAGGGGAAATGCAGTTCCAGCATCCGTGTCTGTGATTCCTGTGTCTGCGGTTTCTGATTGCTGAATTGATAATAAATCTGCGATAATTTCCTAAAGGTCATACTTGCTTCAGTGCTTGCGTAGACACTTCTCTCCCAATCAAGTGCCTCACGTTTCGTGCTGAAGCCTCTTTTTAGTTTCTGCTTGCGCTTTCCGGAAACAGGATCTAAGACCATCGTTTTCGCATACCATGTTCCCCGTTGTTTATCTTTGTAGGCTGGCATGTCATTCACCTGTGGCTCGTTTCATCACTTCTACCCAATCAGCATCGACTATCTTGCAGTAGCGGATAAGCGTTTCGACATCGATTGCCGTCTTGCCGAGTTCCAAGTATGAGATTGTGTTCCGGGATGACACACCGAGAGCGGTGGCAACCTGTTCGAGGGTCATTCTTTTCAGTAACCTTGCGGAGCGGAGTTCAAAACCGATTCTTTTGTTGAGTTCTTCGTCTTTCATCTTGTACACCTCTCATTTGTAATATAGCATAATTTGCAAAAAAACCGGAAATTTTCCTTTACAACAGGATTCAGTAAGTGTAATATGGACTTGTCCTAAAAATCAGGACAGAAAGGAGAGACATGGAAAACATCACACTGAATATCGAATCTATCAGAGTGAACATGGGGCTAACGAGAGCCGAGATGGCGGAGAAGATGCAGGTCAATATCGACCGCTATAATCGGCTGGCAACGGGTGAGAGCAAGATGCTTGCTTCGGAACTGCGCAGATTGCATGAGGTCAGTGGAGTGCCGTATGAGAACATCGTGATTCTCGGCTAATTTTTTTAAACATCAAGTCCTAAAAAATAGGACAGGAGAAAGGAGAATGGCAAAAAGGAAGAAATCAAATGAACAAATAGACGCAGCCGATTATCTATTCAAATCTGAGATAAAACGGCGGTTCGGATTATCAGATTCGGAAGCAAAGCGTGTCTACATCCTCGCCAGACAGGCAGAGCGTGAACATCTCGGCTACAACATTTCCGAGACCAAGGCAAACGCAGATTATGTGTGGCAGGTACAAGGAAAAAAGAAAGGGCAGATGGTGATGACATCCGCCCGGAAGAAAGGAGTACTTTCCAAATGAAACATCAGAATTATATCACATTTGATGACATCGTGTTCGGATTGTGGATTACCGGACTCATGCCCTTCGCACTTTGCGTCATCGCATTCGGTCTGATCGGGGTGATTTTATGAACATCCTGTGGCATTCGGTCAAATATCCGCCGAAGAAGGACGGAATGTATTACGTCAAGGCTCAGCGGTATCGCAATGGCGTGGAGTATTGGGGCATAGACACCTATTTCTACACAGTCGCAGCTGGGTGGAATACGTACTACGAAACCGAGTATGACGATTACTGCAAGCCCTACCAGGGGAGGCTTATGGCGGACAGCCGCATCGAGATGAGCGAAGACCGCTATTGGGCGGAGGTTGAACATGTATCAGATTGAGGAAATCACCGCATGGAGAATCATCGCTGAAGACGGAACAGCAGTATCGGGATTGTTCGAAGACTACGATGACGCAGTCAACGAGCTGGAAGCCTACAGGGAAGCCGAAGACTACGAAGAAAGTGTGAGGAACGAGAGATGGTAGTACTCCTGGTGATTACATGTTTCGTTCTCTGTCTGATCGGGATGCTGGGAACCGGAAGTGTGGTTGCAGATGTTACTGAAGCACGGGCTGACATCCGGAGGCTGAAGGCACAGATCGACACGCTGCGTTTGAAAGTCGATGCCCAGGAGACAATCCTGGCTGAGGAGATGGCGAAGAACGAGGATCTGAAATACAGACTGATAACCGTTCAAAACTCATATGTCCGGACCAAGCGCGACAATGAGAACTTAGCGCACAGATTAATGAGAGGAGAAACAAATGAAAATGACGAAAAAGCAGGCTGAGGCTTATGTCAAAGATCCTGCTAATTGGGAAATAATACCGGGAAATGAATACTTCCGGACGGCAAGGATGACTTTTGCCGGTACCGAATATCTCCGGTTTGACGAGAAGGTTGTGGTTAACCATTCGGATGCGTTCCGGGGATTGCCGGCAAAGAAGGAATTCGTTCCGATGTATTACAGAAGGGTCGCCGAACCGTTCACCTATGCGCTCCGGGAGCTGGCGATCGCAGACGAGATCTACTATGCAGCGAAGAAGGAGGCAGCAAATGAAAGCAATCATTAAAAAGCCCGGCTGCGGTCCGGATCTGATTGAGATCGACAACACGCTGGAGGCGCTTCAGGAAGCGGTCGGCGGATACATCGAGACAGTGACAGTGGCGAAAGACGCGGTCATTATCTGCAACGAAGAAGGCAGACTCCTGGGCTATCCGCCGAATGTCAGAATCTTCGGCGTTGACTTTGTCGGCACCGTTCTGATCTGCGGAGTCAAAAGAGACCTGTTCTGCGATGTGCCGCATCCGGATGCTTGGCTCGAAGAACTCGATAAAAAGGAGAATTTATTATGAAATTCACAATCACAAAAGGAAAGATCAAGTCTGCGATCAGACTTGTCGCCTATGGCGCTGAAGGCATTGGCAAGAGCACCTTTGCCTCGCAGTTCCCGGAACCGCTCTTCATCGATATCGAAGGCGGAACCAAACAGCTGGACGTGTCCAGATTCCCGACTCCGGAGACCTGGCGCGATCTGATGGCGGAGATCGATGCAGTCATCGAAGATCCGGCCATCTGCCAGACGCTCGTCATTGACACAGCAGACCGGGCAGAGATTCTGCTCATCAATCATCTGCTGCAGGAAGACGGTGTCGACTCGATTGAGAAGTACGGAGGCGGATACGGCAAAGGCTACACAGCGCTGCAGGAGCGCTTCCTGAAGGATCTGCTGAACCGTCTGGACAAGGTCATCGCAAAGGGCGTTAACGTCGTACTGCTGGCACACGCTGCCATGCGGAAACTTGAATCACCGGAAGACCCGCCGTTCGATCGGTGGGAACTG